TTAGATCCTCAAATCCTTTTTGTTTCTTTAACCCTGCATAATCAACAACAGGAACAGTAGTAGATCGGCAGTTAAAATGCTGTGGCGGTGTAGGCCCTTTGTTGTATTCAAACTTCCTACCATCAAGTCTTTTACATATTGGACTGGTTCTTGAATCAAGCGTTGCAACATACTCATATTTAGGTGCAACTTTGCTGTTAGCTGCATAAACAGCCTGTGATGCTTGGTTCTGTACTTGATTTACAGATGTTCTGACAATAGTTTGTATTTGATGATTAGCCAGTTTTGTCATTTCACCACCAGCTTGTGCTATCTGCCTAACACTTCCTCTCTGTCCAAACTCAAGCCTTCCTATCATTCGGCTTGCTATCTGCTGTGTTGACTCTCCACTAAATACACCCTGTCTGATAGTCCTAGCTAAACCTTCCTGTTGTCTTGTTGCTATACCTCTAAATGCTTTCTCTACTGTCTCTCCATTAGGTAGGGTCTGCATTGCCCCTTGTCTTGCGGTAAGTTCAAACTTACCAGAGCCAAACTTCTTAAAATCATCTTCTGTAAATTGCTTGCTTGTGAATATGTTTACCTTTGTGGGGTCTGTTGTGACAAAAGACTCTGCATATTTTGGGCTTATTGCTACTGAGTTGATGGGGATATTTCCTGATTTTACAGCTTTTTTTAGTTCGCCCTCAATAAATCCAGCCTGTACTTTTGCTAAACCCTCTATCTCTTTTATCATCTTCTTTGTTGAAGTCTTAGACCATTTATCCAGACTACTTTTTGACTGAGCTATTATTGCCCTTAATCTTTTCTTGGTTTGCGGTGCAATCACTACACCTTCTCCAGCCTTTGCTTGTCTGATATTTATTGCATTAAGCTTTCTTGCTGCAAGTAAAATTACATCATTATAAGTTCTTACAAAGTCTGCTGATACGGCATTGCTATACCTGTTTAGATCAATAGTCTCCCTAAAAAATACCTCTGGAATACTCATTTATCATTCTTCCTCTTGCTCCTCTGGATCTGGGTCAGGTTCTTCTGGTGGCTCTACTTCTATAAGACCTCCCTGCTGTGTGCTTTCTATCTCCTCTTCAATATCAAAATCATCTGGTAAAACTTCTCCAGTCGATAATTGCTTGAGTAATGTTTCCTGACTGATAGTTCCAGCAGTAAACAAGGTTAGCAATGATGTTATCTCTTGTGGTTCTAGTCTTGCACTTACAAAATCTCTATTAACAAAGCTACTACCAGCATTAGGTTCATTCAGATATTCACTGTGAAACTTCAAACAGTTATCAATCAAGTCTTGCATCTGCTGGGCAATCACCATCATTGTGCTGTCATTCTGCGATCTATCTATCCTTTTAGCCTCTGCTGTTTCTCCTACAAGTTTCTGTCCAAGCACTGCGGCTAGTGACAATGTATTGATCTGCTCTGCAATATCTTTCAGTCTTGTGAACTGGCTGTCATAGCTATCACCAGAGGGGCTGATATATTCCATGCGTGACTCAGGTGGCAGTGATAGTGCTTCATTAGGGCCTGTTGTTATCTCATCTGCATTTGGATAACCAAAGACAGCAAGCATAGGAACAGAACTTATATGCAAAATATTATCCAAGTCAGACTGTATCTGATAATGCTTGAGGTTTAGTTCTGCAATGTCATACAAAGGACTGCGGCTTTCGTAATAACCAACTCTGTTTGAATAAGCAATAGCAAAGGGAATCTTATCCTTAAGACTCATTTCACCTTCATCAAACAATTTATATTCACCCTTCTTTTCATCTTTCCTGTGAATTTCATACCTACCACGTTCAAGCACCCTTATCTGTTTAATAATCTTGTCACCATACTTTCCATCTGGTTCAACAACCTGTTCCAGTAAACGCAACTGTGTGAGTTGCCTTACACCATCTATGATTTCAGACCTAAAACCTAGAATATCTTTTGGTGTATATGTCACCCAATAAGGTCTGGTCTTGTCCCCTTCTTTCGGTGCATCAACAAGCACCCCAACATGACCAAAGCTTATAGCTAATCGGGCTGTGTTATACAGCCACACGTTCAAATCATTACCCTCAAGGTCAACATCAAACAACTGTTCTCTAACTAAGTCAGATACATCATCAAGTCTTACTGGCTTTCTAACCAACATACCTGACAGCATCTTTTCAATACGCTGCAAATATGGCACTACTGTTGATCTACTTAGCCTTACGTCATAACTATCGTCTGTTTCTCTTGCCTCCTGTGGCAAATACTTTCTATGTTCACTTCTGATCTTATATGTACCTTCCTTCAAGTCTGTTATCAAATCCCAGAACTGACTCATTCTCTGGTAGGCCGCATTAGGGCTTGCAACTGTGGTAGCAGCTTGTGTTATGGGCTGATTGTAAATATTTAGTGAGCTATACACAGTTTTGCCTCAATACTATCATGTTCTTAATATATTCTAATCCCTGTTGCTTTGCCCGACCTAGCAAATAATGGATTGAACTCACGCCATATCAAATATCCCACAGCGTCAGCCATATGGTCATAGCCTGACTCTTTATCTGGTTCTCCCTTTTCTGTGTATGACTGAAGTTCCATTGATTCAATTAGCTTTCTGCAACTGGCATGGATTTGTAAACGGCTTTCCCCTTTGCCGTTACATAATAAAGCCTGTACGGCAGAAATCCTGTCTCTGACTGGCGGGTTGCTGCGTGGGCTTTGATTGCTGAACCCATATCCTTCAAGAATCTGAATGTCCGTCTGACTTGCATTAGTACTTCTGTTGCCTCCACTTGCATCTGGGTATATGTAAATCTTATTCATAGGGTATCTGGCTTTGATCTCTTGGGCAATGCTATCTGTATCATGACTGCCACTAATCTCATCAAATATTAACAATTTTTGATTTTGAACAATACCGATCACTGCGTTCATGTTGCCTATGTTGAAGTCCATGCCCACTCTTAATGGTTCTAGTCCTATCTCTGGTTTGACAGTGGTAACATTGTTTTCTCTGGTAAAGCGATCATATACCTGACCTGTAGTTAGATTGATAAATTCCCCATTGAGATATGCCTGTAACATTGATGGATCATAGTTAGCTTGCATACGTTCAATAAAGTCACTAGGCAAATGTGGGTTATCCTGAGTCCTCATCTTGATTAACTGCCTATCTGTTCTCTCTTTTGCTTCATCTGTACCAAAGGTGTTGTATAGCCATCTAAATCCCTCTGGTGTACTGGCTGCACAAAACTGACGGACATTACCAGCCCTTAACCTACCAAGTATTTTAGGGAAAGCTTTATCTGCTATAGCTGGACTTACAACATCTATTTCATCTACTAATACATGGGAAAGATTCAGACCAATTATTCTAGACCAGTTTTCAAAAGATCTGCATAGTAATTTGCTATCACCTTCCTTGAAGTGCAAAGTATATTCTGGAAGCGGACTAGCTCTGAATGTGTAAGGGATTTCATATTGCTCAAGGAACAACTCAAAGTCTGTTTGCCATATGTCTCTAATAAGCGGAGCAGTTGGTTCCATAACAGCACCAATAAATCCAATATTCATTGCAGCCAACTTTACAGCCATACTGCACAAGGCTCTTGTCTTACCAGCACCATATCCAGCAGAAAGTCCAACTATTTCATTTTGATTATCAAAGAACTGTTGCTGCGGTGGGTGTAAATCAGTCCTGATCCTGTTTAACAAGTCATCAGTATCAATATCAACATAGTGACTACCAACATGATCTAATACTGATCCTTCTCTGTTCAGTATGCTCAAGACATTACCTGACCGACCTTTGCCATTGAATTTATACAGCCCAAAGCAACTGTTAACTGACCTGATTTCCTAGCCTCTTTTGCCAGTGATGCGTATTGAGCTAAAACTTCCGCAGTAAATTGTCGTCTATCAATATCAAAGTCTTGTTTAAGAATCTCTCTAGCATCTTGAATATAACTATCAACAGTCCTTTGAGCTACACCCCACTCAGTTGTGGCAAATTGCAGTATATCTGATCTAACAGTACCAACAGACATAAGTTTAGCCACTTTGTTCACTCTGAACTCATGCTCATTTTTGCTAGTTCTGCCGTTAGCCACTATGTAATTATGGTTTTTATTATTCTAAATGTAGCGTCAATCGCTGGTTTTTGTCGATTTCTGTTGTTTTTCCCAGCTTGTTTTGAGAAATATTAGTTCATCAATGCGTTTTTTTAACGCTGTGATACGGTCATTATTGAAGGTGTTAAAGTCTTTATTTTTCATTTTTTAATTTTTTTGCATATGCTTTTGCAAGTTCAGAGCCAGAAAACTCTTTTTCTTTACCTCTAGAACAACAATTAGCCTGTGGTTTAAAAATATCATCAAAGGCTTGTATCAAATCTCCAATTAAATCCTGATTTTCATTTCCATAAATACTGTCACCAAACCTATTTTTATGGTTAAGTTGAAAAATCCAGTCCAACATTTCTGCTGTGCTGTTAATTCTTTCTAAATCAATTTCATAAGCCCAACGACCTCTTTTTGTTTGCAATTCCAATACAAGATTTGAAGATCTAAATATCCAGTAACCCCATTGTTTTCTAACAGGCCATTTATATTCGTGAAGTTCTTTTATGTTGCAACCTTTTGGATATTTTAAATGGAACTTTTGTGCTTCTTCATTTTTTGCACAGATAGCAGATTTATAAGTTTTCATTTTGTTTTAGCCCACCTTTCTCTTTGTGACGCAGCTAATTTTTGATCATAACCAGCATCAATAATTGCTTGTTTAGTTTTTTCTGGATAGTACATAGTCCTGTGGTGATAATGCTCTCCTACAATGTAGTGTTCATTTTCTTTTAAAACACCAATTTTTTTATATCTTTTCAAGGTTGTATTTGTAATATTTATAATTCTTTCGGTTTTACAAGCATCAAACAACCCCATTTTTTTGTAGTCCTCTGTAGTTTTCATGTTGATATATTTTGAATAGTCTGTTGGTTTATATTGTATAGGTTTGATAATATTGTCAAACTCTTGCATCACTTCATAAGGGATACCATTTTTGTAAAGAGTAAGACTTTTTATATCACCAGCTTTTGCCATCTGTAAAATCTTATAAAGTTCTTGTACCCTTTGATGAAAAAACCTATATGGTGCTGGAGGCCCCATTCTGTTTTTAATAGATTTTTCAAGTTGAATTTTTAAATATTTCAATCTTATTTGTATCCATTTATCAATATCTGTTTTTTTCCAAAACTTTTTATCAAGTCCTCTGTTTTTTGACTTATCAAGTAATCTTTTAGGTTTTGGAATCCAGTTGTTCATAAGCCAAAAGTTGATAGTGCTTGTTGGTGTATCAAACATTTTTGCAATATCAAGAGCAGTATATTCATCATTCAAAGCCTCTTGCCCAGCAACAAATTTGATGCAGCCTGTAATATCAAATTCATTTTGTAAGATTTGCCTTATGTATTCTCTGGACACGTTGAACCTATCACCAATTTTTTGTAAAGAGTAGCCTTCGTTTCTCATACGCAAAATAAGTTCATTTCTTGTTTGTTTATACTCAGAGGAAAGGTGTGGACGATACTTGTAGTTTTTCATAGTGATTTCATTTGAAAGTTTGCTAGTTGATCTTTTACTTTTTGTATTTCTGGAGTGCAGTTGATTAGTTTTGTATTACCGTTTTTGTTGTTTTGTTGGATAACTTTATTCATAAGCTTTGTAGTTTTTGCCCAGCCTTCTTTTCTCATGTTGTGAATCTCTCTTACAACATCAATATCAATGTCTACACCAACAAAGTTTCTGATTACTCCTTCATCAGTTCTGTAACCTTTGCAGATAAGTTGACCATCAATATCGTATTTGCCGTTAGCAGCAGAGCAGTAACATATCAAAGCTAAATCCTGACCAGAGAAACGCTTTCCTGAATCGTCCATGTCGTAGTCGGGCAAATGTTGGTTTATTAGTCCATCAGAATTGTGGATTATTCCAGAATCGTTACAAGCAAAACATTCGTAATGTGGAGCTTTGAATGTGACCTCCCTGTCGATAGGTCGCCTTTTATAGTTTTTCATGGGGTGTTAAAAGGGTGTATTTAGTTTGGGTTTTCTCAATGTAGTGGGTTTTTTAGATACTGTCAATAGATATTGTTCAAATTGACCATTTTTGAGATAACGGAAACAATCAGGAAATAATGGTGTGAAGTTGTCATTGTTTAATTGTTTTGTTCTTGCCCTTATATCGGCCTGTAAGCAGTCAAGTATCTTTTCCTTTGTCTTTTTACTTAACTTGGCAAATTCGGCTTTTGCAAGCTTCTTGGATTGCGATACAACACGCATTGAAGTAGGTATCTTTCTGTAAGCTTCCCAGAATGGTTCAAAAAATTTATCTACAGGTTTTTTCTGACTTAAAGTTTTATAGTTATTTGTTTTAGTTAACTTTGTTTTAGTTAGGGTCGCTGACAACGACTGGGGGGGTAGCTGAGACATACTGGGGGGGTAGTTCTCAACGACTGGGGTAGTATGTATTAACGACCCCGCATGAATACTGGTATCTGGTACAGGGAGGGCTTTGCATTGACTCCAGATATTCACTCTGTAGCAGTTTGTCTTTTGGCCATACTCATCAACTCTATACTGCTTTTGTAGCAATCCAAGCTCCTCAAGTTCAGCAACAGTCTTGATTACTTTATCTCTGCACATTTTTGCGTCTTTAGCGATTTTTGGATAACTGGGCCAAATGTTTGGATAATAACTTTGCAAAACCCATAAAACAGAAAGCTGATATGGTGTTACTTTGCCTTTTAATGCTGTTGGCAAAGCTATAAATGGGGTATTCTCTGGGATAAAGCTCATTTTCTATGGAATATATTATTTCTGTGAAAGGCATGGAATCTGCTCCACAGGGAAGCAAAAAACACGTTGGCAATGGAATAATGATTGAGACAAGTAAGCGTCTGAAGTCATGGCGTAAACAGGTGAATTTGAGGGCTAAGTTGATTGTGACCGATATAATACAAGAACCAGTTGAGATAGAGGTGGTGTTCTGGTTCAAAAGGCCGCTTAAGCACTATCTCCCAAATGGCATGGTACGTCAACAGGCTCCTGTGTATATCACTAACAAAAACAAAGGTGATCTGGACAAACATTGCAGAGCATTACTGGATAGTCTAACTAAATCCGCATTTGCTGACGATAGCCAAGTGGTATCTTTACACGCTGTCAAAAAGTACTGTGAAACAGAATCTGAAACTGGTGCGACCATAAAAATAAGAACAATCAATGAAAAGAATTTCATGGGTAGCTTGTCCTAAATGTAAGGATTATACAGACCAAAAAGTAAGAAGATCAGACCGCAACTCGAAACACGTTATTGTAAGACGTAGAGAATGTTATGAGTGTGGTCATATCTGGCATACAATCCAACAACCAGAAATAACTGTTGAAGATATAAAAGCAAAATATACATTGTGTGAGTAGTCGGGTGATGGATAAGCACTTCGCTTGCTCCCCTGCCTTCCCTATGCTTTGCAAATAGGTATTGTATGGCTTTCAGACTTACTTGGCTAAGTCATCAGGCTACCCGACTTTCATAGTTCATTTAATGCGTGTTCGAGGGAATAAACAACTCTGGAAATAATACCAGCATCTAAATGCTCTCTTGCAACTCCAGATCCTTTTGTTGATGGGTTCTTTTTCAAAAACTGTCTGAGCCTATGGGCATCTTCAGCTTTTATGTTGAGAAAGATGTTCATGTATCGTTTTAGGTAGCGAAGCATGGGCAATCTCTTACATTTAGATATTAACTCCTAAAACAATGGATCATCACATTCTGGAATATTTGCGGTATAAATAATATCATCACAATTTTTGATCTCAAGATGTAGCAAAGCAATTTTTTCTACTGCTGCATAAACCTCTGGCTTTGTTCTAGGCTCACAAAGATAATCAATATACCTTTCTGCCTCTTGCTCCAGAAATGCCTTTTTGAATTGATACTGAAGAGTCATAACTAATCTATTTTCTTCATTTTAGAGTTTATGTTTTTTCTGTACCAAGAATTAAATACTTTAGGATCTGATTCAAGAAAAAATTTAGCTTCTTTTATTACTTGTGCTTTTACTACTTTAAATAAGTTATCTAAAGCTTCCTCTGCATCTTGAATACATTCTTTTGCTTTTTCATCTGATGGAGCAGTTGAAGCTAATACTGCTGCACAAATCGCTCCGTTGTACCAGTTTTCTTTTGATAAATCCATTGTTTTTGGGGTGATAGGTGAATAAAGACCCCACCACTTAAGGTGGGGCTGATAGGTTTTAAAAGTTGTAGTCGTAAAATGCTCTCCAGCCTCTGCCTAATGTTGTTGGATTAGAACAATGATCTCCACATTGACACCATCTGCCATCTTCTCTCAAGCCAAATTTCATGATTCCACCTTCTGTGTTTCTGGTGATGTCATACTTTAATGATCTTTGATTTGTACAATGACCAGCAAAACCTCCAGCGATAATATTAGGTTTTACTTCTTTATTTAGTTTGTAGCTATCGTTTTGAACCCAAACAAATTTTTTGGTTCTTTTGATAACAGTACAAGGGTGAATGTCTGAGTAATAAAGGACATGAGCTTTGTCACCGATTTGAGGATCTAATCCTAAAGTTACGTTTTCGTTTGTCATTTGAATAATTTGGTAAGTAAATAAAAAAAAGAAAAGGGGAATGTTCTCCCCTTATTTTGTTGCCTCGTCTAATCTTCTTTGTAGTTCAGCGATAATTTTCTTTTGTGTCTTAACGCTACCTCTTAGGCATCTAACAGTCACTTCGTCAAAATAACCTTTTGACTCAATAATGTCTGTTGGACACATACCTGTTTCTGCTAATGATACCCACTCTTCACAAGTGAAATTCTTACAAATAAAGTTAATCCACTTTTTATAAGGTCTTTGGTTGTACTTGAATCTTGCAATAAATGTATCAACGTGTCTGCCAACATTTGATGGGTGTAAGTTTTCAATCTTGTAAACTTCCTCGAAGTTTTTTGAAAGGCTGTGCTTGCCTGTGTAAGTTAAGTAACCACCATGATAGTTGAAAAGTTCTTTTTGGAAAGCTGTTTGAGTCATTTGAATCCTTTGCGAAGTTTGAATAATCAGCCGATCTCTCGACCTCATGTACTTAATATATATGTATTAAATATATATGTCAAGCTTTTACCTCTAATTACCTCTATATGTTTTGAATCTGTAACAATATCTCATAGGTATTGACAGGTAAACAAAGGTAATATAATATTAAGTCATGGCTGAGATAGCCGTTCTTTCGCAAGGTATTTCAAATGAACTTCACAAGACCAAGAGCAAAAAAAGTAATTCAAGGCATTTTCACTGCTATGGATTGCGGCAAGTGGTTTACAAAACAGGACATTACACTCAGATTTATCAATGGTGGTTACAGTGGTGAGTTAGCTACAAGATACGCAGATGCGTTAATTGCAGCAAACACAGACATCAACCATTTCAGCAGATGGGAAGTCAGAGGAACTAAGTGGTTAGTTTACAGAACTTATCAATAAGCCTTATGACTTCTACACCTAAGACACAAGCTGAAAAGGATCAGCACAAGAGAGCCAGATTCAAAGCTCTCTTTTCTCAAAGAGTCAAAGCTTTAGTTATGAGACACAAGCAACTCTTAAACCTTGCTAACCAGAGCAACTACAAGTTCACAGAAGATGAAGCAAAACAAGCAGTCAGACTTTATGAACTAATGCTTGATGGAGCAAAAGAAAAATTCACAGATGTTGAATCTTATCCACTAATCAAAATTCAATTCGATCAAACGGAGCTTGACTAATGCAAAACTTTTTCCTTTTACTCGCTGGCATGGGGTTGTTTTATACAACCCTTACTGGAACTTTATACGACATGACAGTTGCAGATTGTAATGCTGGTATTGAACTCGCTTGTAAGGAGCTACAACAATGAACAAAACAAAAAGCGTAACAGGCAGAACTTACCATGGAACTGAAGAACAGTTCCAAGATTTTATCAGAAAAGTTTTTGATGGTCTTTATGGCACTGATAAGAACAGACAATGCTACAGCTATGAAGAAGCTATAGAAAAAATTGCTGACTACAAAAAGAAAGCAAACAAATATGATTTGCTTCAAACTGTTTTAAATAAATTTGAGGATTTAAATGACTTTTGAAATGACACGCATAAAGCAAAGGCTTGCTGATCTTGAAAAAGGTTACAAAGAACTTTCTTTCTGGCATGACCAATGGAAGAAATTTCACCTACATGAAAATGAAGCTCATGTAAAAAACGGAATACTTCAAAAAGAAGTTCACGAAACTATGAAGATGATGACTCAATCAATCTTAGAACTTGCTTCAAGAGTAGAAAAATTAGAACAAAAAAATACTGGTAAAGACCACCCCTGATCTCTACCAGTACTCCACCCATTTGTCCTAACACCAGAGGACACCATTACTATAACAAAATGGAATCTTTAAACAACACCACACCGCACATAACGTCAGTTGATATTGACGAACAAGTGTATAGGTCAGACCCAGCTTTTGCAGCATCTGATTTGAAATATGCTATAGATCATGGCTTACAGGCTTTTCACACTTACAAGTTTGGCAAAAACAATCCTCCCAGAATTGCAACTACAGCAATGAAGTTTGGATCAATGTGTCACAAGTACTGCTTAGAACCTCAACTCTTTTCTGACTCTTATGCTTTGCTAGATGATAAAAGAACAAAAGCTGGTAAAGCAGTTGCACTTTCTTTGCAAGAAAAAGGCATTGAAACTTTTACAACTCCAGAAATGGATACCCTTACTGGTATTTATAAGGCTCTTTGTAATAACGAATTTGCCAACAAATATATTATTTCAGATACCTTGAGAGATACCAGAGGATTGGCCGAACAATCTTACTGGTGGAAGCATAGGCAAACAGGCTTGCAATGCAAATGCCGTTGTGACTATGTGATTGATGATATGGTCATTGATCTAAAAACAACAGGTGAGGGTGGGGCTGCGCCTGATGTGTTTACTAGAACTATTGCTTCATTCAAGTATCATTTACAGGCTGCTCACTATTTACAAGGGACAGGCCAAAAAAGATTTATTTTTGTGGCTGTTGAAAAAGTATTCCCATATAGCGTGGGAATCTATGAACTTTCACCTCATTTTATTGAGCGTGGATATGAACTTCAAGAACAAACACTGTCTGACATTAAAGCCGCTCAAGAGTCAGGCATCTGGGCTGGATATACCGATCAAGCTCCAGAAGGCATTAAAACACTTACACCCCCTAAATGGTTATGACATTTACTAAAGAACAAACAGAACTTCTCAATCAACCCATTGATCCTAAAGTTGTTGCCTTCAGACAGCAAGGCAATATGCAACTTGCTTACTTAGAAAGCTGGTATGTAATCAATGAAGCCAACCGCATCTTTGGATTTGATGGCTGGCAGTCTGAGACAGTACAGCTTGACTGTGTGCAAAGTGATGACTTCTGTGTAACTTACATTGCAAAAGTCAGAGTGACTATTGGTGATGTAATCAGAGAGGGAGTTGGTGCTGGTCATGGTAAAGGCAAAAGCGTCAATGTTGGAGACAAGCATGAATCAGCAGTAAAAGAGGCTGAATCAGATGCAAGAAAGCGGGCTTTTATGCAGTTTGGTTCTCAGTTTGGTTTATCTCTTTATGACCGCACTAAAGCATGGAAGAATCCTAAAAAAGACAGAACTCCAGTTTCCACTCAAAACCTTACAGTTGTTGCCAAAGATGCAATTCTCAAGGCTGACACCAGAGAAAGACTTGATAAATGTGCTGAGTCTTTAGAGGTGCGTTATGCTAGCAGACAAATACCGCAAAA